GGGTCGGTCTCGGCCACGGCCTCGATGCGAAAGCTTCGCCGGGCGGCACCCGCGCCCAGGGACAGTCGCTGCCCCGCCCCCGGTCGTCGTGGATCGCCCCCACGCGCCGCCCGGACGGTAATCCGCCAGACGACAACGCTTTGCGCGCCAAGGCCATAGGACTGTTCCCCACCTGAGCCCGCGCGCATCTCGGCCCAAACGCGACCGACCCGCTTCCAGCCCTGAACAAAACCACCCATGCCGTCGGACACGCGCTCTTGCGCCTCAAGTTCCAGCGGGATTATCAGACGCGGGGCCTTCATGCCCGTCCGCGCAACTTGCCGCGCCCTCCCAGCACCCGGACCGCGCGCCAGCGTTCGATCAGCGCGCTGACACCGAATGGCATGGCCGCCTGCGAACCCTCAAAGCTCCGATCTTCGTAATAGCGCGCCGCCAGCAGAAGCACCGCCTGCGCCAGATCGGCGGGAACCGCACTCCAGGCCAGACCGAAACCGGCACGGAACGTGATCGTCACAAAGCCCGCATCAGGAATGACCGGCAGAAAGGCTGATCGCGGCATCAGCAGCGGACGCTGCATGTCGGGCAGCAGACGCCAACCCGCCGGATCAAGTGTGGTGACCTTCCCGGCGCCATTGTCGATCTCGATCTGATCGACCGAAGCCACGGGAGCCAGCGGCAAGGGTTGGCCCTCGGGGTCGCGCCAGTCGTCCAGCCGCAATCGGAACTGCCGCGACAGCAGCACCTTGCCCGTGCGCGCTTCGATCGTGGCGATGGCCGCGCGCAGGAACCCTGCAAGTGCCGCCGTCTCGGCCGGATCAGCCGCGATGTCGAAGCCCGACCCCAGCCGCAGGTGATCGCGCAACTCCGCCACCGGCAGCACATCCGCCGCCGGGGCCGTCAACTCCACAAGCATCATCTTGGAACCTCGCCTCTCGTGCTGCGCGGAAATCTTCGGATTCAGATCGGGGCCGCGCAGATCCACTCTCGCGCGCGCGGACAGTTGCTCAGCCGGTCAAGTGGACAGGCGATGCGCGGCCCCCTCCGGCCTCAGATCAGCCGAAGATCATCAGCTTGATCGCGCGGGCATCGGTCACACCGCCGCCAACGCGCTTGGTCGCATAGAACAGGACATGCGGCTTGGCCGAGAAGGGATCGCGCAACACCCGCAGATCAGGCCGCTCAACGATCGTGTAGGCCGAGGTGAAGTCGCCGAACGCGATCGAGGCCGAACCGCTGGCAATGTCGGGCATGTCCTCACACAGCAGCACCGGATAGCCCAGCAGCTGCGGAGGCTGCCCCATCGCCAGCGAGTCCGACCACAGGAAACGACCATCGGTATCGCGCATCTTGCGCACCGCTGCTGCAGTCTTCGAGTTCATCACGAAGTTCGCATTGGCCCGGAACTGCGCGGACAGCGCATAGACCAGATCAATCAGCGCATTGGCCGGATTGGTCGCCGCGAAATCGCCGGTCGCACCCGAAGGGATCGTGCCGATCTGCACATTCGTCGCCGAGGCATTGGCCGCGCGGGCATGAGTCAGAAAACCCTTGGGCTTGTTGACCCCGTCGCCGCTGATAAAGGCGGTGGCTTCGGCACGGGCGAATTTCTCGGCGATGCGACCGGCCAGCCAGGTCTCGACATCGAAGGCCGCGTCATCCAGCAGGCGCTGGCTGGCCTTGGGCATGGCCGACAGTTCGTGCACCGGGATGACCACACGCTGCACGGTCGAGGTGCCGGTCTCGGCCTGCGCGGTGGCCTCGGTCGACCAGCCGCTGGCGATGTCGCCCATATCGACCAGCATCTCGAAATTGGCCGATTCCACGGTCACGACATTGGCGACGCGACGCAGCGAGGCAGTGACGTTCAGCGCCTCCTGCACCTGCAGCGCCACGGTCGGTGCGGCAAGGAAACCACCGTCGCTGGTGGTGGACATGGCCTTGCCTTCCATCGGCAGGCCACGCAGCGCGTCGTCGTCGCCGTGGCGGATATAGGCGTCGAACGCCTTCTGATGCGGCGCACCGGCATCGGCCTCGACCGAGAGGGGCGCGCGCGAGCGCAGGATGGTTTTGCGGTCCAGCATGGTCATACGTTCTTCCTGTGCTTCCAGTCGTTTCTGAATATCCGTGCGGAATGCCTTGAGTTCATTAACGAACCCCAGCATTTCGCTTCCCAGGTCGCCGGGCATGTCCGCCCCGGCCGCGGCTTTCGCCTCGGTCATGGTCCCCTCCGTTGCGATGAACCTCATTCGGCGCGCAGCGCCATGGTCGCGGCGCGGAACGCCGCCGCCATCTCAAGAGCCCGGTCGGATTTGCGGCCGACCTTGGCCTCGGCCAGCATCGGAAAGGTGACCAGCGACACCTCCCACAGCTCGACCTCGCTCAGCAGGCGGCGGCCCTTGCCGTCGCGCTCTGCGGAAATGGTGCGATAGCCGATCGACAGCCCGTCGATCGCGCCCGCGGCGATCAGCGCCGCCGCCTCGCGGGCCTGTGCGATCTCGGGCAGAAGCCGCCCCTTGACCCACAGGCCCTTCTCATCCTCGCGGATCTCGTCCCAGACGCCGATGGGCCGGGTCGGATCGTGCTGCCACAGCATCCGAACCTTGTCGCCCCGCGCCGCCAGCCGCTTCAGACTGGCCGCATAGGCGCCCTTCTGGACGATGTCGCCGCCTTGGTCGGTCAGCCCGAACAGGCTGGCATAGCCCTCGATCTGCGCCCCGTCACTGACGATCTGCGCGCCAGCTGCGTACTTCAGCTCCAGCCCGTAACTGATTGATTCCACGTCACCCTCCTTTCGGTCCGAATTGCAGGATCGACTGCACCGCTTGGGTCAGGATGACGGCGACTACGCCATAGACCGTCATCCACAATCGCCGCTCCAACCCCTCGATCAGCGCCTCGATCCGCTCCAGCCGGCGCTCGACCTGCCCGAATTGCAGCGCCATGATCCGGTCCTGCGTATCAATGCGCTGGTCGTGCCAGTCGAAGGGCTCCTTGACGAAACGCGAGCCCTCCATTCACCCCTCCATCGCCAGCGGAGGCAGGCCCAGCGCCACGCGCTTCTCGGCCTCGGTCAGGAACGCCGCCTCGCCGATACGCCGCCATTGCTGGTCGCGCTCTTCGGCCAGCGCCGGAACCTGATCGGGATCGGCCCGCAGATCGACTTCGGCGTCCAGATGTTCGCTTAGCCACCAGGCCAGAGCACTGGCCACCCGCGACACCAGCGGCAGCACCGTCAGCCGATAGAAGGCCCGGTGCGCCTCGGCGTAATTGGCATAGGTCGCTTCGCCGGGGATCCCCAGCAGCATCGGCGGCACGCCGAAGGCCTGCGCGATCTCGCGCGCGGCGGCCTGCTTGGTTTCCTGAAACTCCATGTCGCTGGGGCTGAACCCCATCGGCTTCCAGTCCAGCCCGCCTTCCAGCAGCATCGGCCGCCCGGCATTGCGCGCGCCCTGATGATGCATCTCCATCTCGGTCACCAGCCGGTCATACTGGTCGGGTGACAGGCTGCCCTGCCCATCCGCCCCCTTGTAGATGATCGCCCCCGAGGGCCGGGCCGCATTGTCCAGCAACGCCTTGGACCACCCCGAGGCGCTGTTATGGACATCGACCGCAATGGCCGCTGCCTGCATCGGCGACAGCCCGTAATGGTCATCCAGCGGATGAAAACTGCGGATATGGCAGATCGGATCGGGACTGCCGGTCATGTCAAAGCGATAGCTCCGCCCGCCGACGCCATATTCATAGGCGACAGGCCAGCCATCCGCCCCCGGAACGATCGACATCCGGTCCGAGCGCAGTACATGCAACTCGGCCGGCAGCCCCTTCGCCCCTTCGCCCACGGCCTCCAGATAGCCGCTGCCCGATAGCAGGATCTGTCCGATCAGCGCCTCGAACAGCTCGGCCCGGCCCTGCCCGGCATTCGGACGTCGCAGCAGGTCCAGCACCGGATGCATGTCATAGCGCCGCTCTCGGTCCTGACAGATCAGCGGCACCGCCGCTGATCTG